TGCCGCGCCAGGCCTGGTCAATGCCGATGTTCCGTCCAATGTTGGTGCTGTCCGCACTGGCGAAAGGCAGGCGCGTGAACACTTTAGGGTTCAGCATGCGCAGGCCGTGCAACTTCACCAGCGGCTGGCCTTCGTCGTTGCAAACCACGCGCATGGCGCGGGCAATCTGGCCCCACCATGCGGCGGTGCCGATAGTTGCAAACTCACCCGAGCTGCCAATGCACACGCGGGGCCACGCTGTCGCCAGGCGCTCAAGGCGCTCAAGGCTTTCGTGCATGTGCCATACCGGGGCACCAAACCAGCGCGGCAGCGGCCATTCAGCCAGCAGCGCGTCGTTTGCTGCCTCGTCGCCGTCTATCACGTCGGGCACCACGGCAAAGTCACAGGCCGGCACCATCTTGCAGGCGGCAGCCCACTCGTAGTAGCCGCGCCAGTTCTGCACGGGCTCGCCCTTCTTCCAGGCGCTGAAGGCGCCGTTGTCCACGGCGAAGCTCTGGCACACATCAACCGCAACACACAGTTGGTCGGCGTGCGCGTAGCTCACGAAGGCGTGCCCGGCCTCAACCGCTTTGTTTGCGGCCGTCGCTGGCGTTATCGGTAGTCCGTGGTAGTGGATCAAGTGTTTTTCTCGCTTCGGAAAGAGCCGGCTAACACGCAATTCGATCCGACCGAGTACGGCGGCTCAACTCTGCGTTAGGCAGCTTCTTCCGCGCCGCGATCTTCACCAACAATCTCTTGTGCGCTTCGTAGGACTCTATGATTGTTTCGTTGCTCGCAAGCGCGCTGAATCGCATCTTCGCGGCCCAATCAATGGCAGCTTGGCTTGGCTTCATCGGCCTAACCCGCCGGCACTCAACCGGACTTGCGCCGGCAGGTTCTGTGGTCATTTCAGCTCCTCACTCGGCGCAAGCCGGTTAGATTTGCGTTAGGCGTCAATACGCGCCTCGGCTTCCGCGTCCAGTAGTAGATCGTCAGTCTCTGCCCCGATCTTCACGCCAGCCGCAGCAGCGCCGACGTTCTTGCACGCCTGCCGGTAGTAGCTGGCCTTCAGCTCCACGCCCACGCCACGCCGGCCCAGCAGTACCGGGCTATAGACCTCGGACCCGACGCCCATGAATGGCGTGAACACGGTTTCGCCTGGATTGCTGAAAAGCTGCACGCATCGGTCGATCACATCAAGCTGCAACGGGTGAACGTGCTTCTCGTCTTCGCCGTCGCGCGCCTCTCGGAATGGCAAAACGTGCTCGATGCGAATGTCATCCCACATGCAATCCGCGTACTGCCGCCAGATCCAATGCGAAAAACGGTTTTCGGTTTGCTTGCCTTTCCACCCGCGATAGCGCATCACATCGCCAGGCGGGGTGCGGTCGCCTGCATAGTCAAGCATGCCCACCGGGTGCGCCACCGGCACCGGGTTTGCGCCACGCTTGCGAAATGTCAGCAACTGGTCGCCAGCCGCCACGCCGCAGTCGATCGAATCCTCGACAAGCGACTGATGCGCTAGGTTCTTCTGCATGGTGCGCAGCCGCACCGCAAGCGGCTCTTTCCAGATCATGCGACGCCCGGCGAAAAGCCAGCCCTCGCGCTCGTGCAGCCGGATGATGTCGCCGGGAAAGTCGATGTAGCTGTCGGTTCCGCTGTTGCTGCGTGGCACATCCATACAGTGAACGGCGGTCACGCGGCCTGGCATAGTGATGCGGTTCAGTTCGCGCACGCAGAATGCGTACTGCTCAAAGAACGTGTCGTAGTCGTCGCAGTTCGACAGGTCGCGCTCGCTGCTGCTGTAGTGATACAGCCCGCCGAACGGCGGCGAGTAGACAGAGAGGTGAACGCAGGCGTCGGGCATGCCTTGCATGACCTCTACGCAGTCCCCGTGATACAGGGCGAACTTGTCGGTAATCAGTTGGTCATGCACAGCCATTGCGGTATCTCCTGAGTCTTGGTGAAAGCGGAAGCGCGGTCGATTGCCTGGGCGGCATTCATCTCGGCCACGAGGTTAGAGAACATCTTGTCGGCCTGCTCGGCCTTGCGTTGCAGGTTGCGCAGCACGCCGCGCTCGCCTTCTGTGGTCACTATGTCAACCGTCACCGGGCGCTGCTGTCCGAAGCGCCAGCACCGCCGCACGCCTTGGTAATACTGCTCGAACGAGTGCGATGGAAAGAACGTGATATGGTTGCAGTGCTGATAGTTCAGTCCCCACGCGCCGATCTTCGGCTTGGTAATCAGCACGCGGGCGCGGCCCTCGGCAAAGTCCAGCAGCTTGCCTTCCTTCTTGTCGTCGGTGTCGGCGCCGCTGACCTGTATTGCGTCGGGGATCAAGTCCTCTAGCTGGTCGCCTTCGTCGTTCAGGTGGCACCACACAAGCGCCGGCTGGCCTGTCGGGTTCACAAGAGCGGCCACCCGCGCGCATCGCTCCTTCAACGTGCGGCGCCGTTCCTCGCGCTGCTCATCCAGGCCAACGGCGGGCAGCGCGAAAAGAAAACCGTCCGCCACAGTCTCAGCTTCGACAACATGCTCAACCTCGCGCAGTTCAGGCAGCACGAAACGCGCATCGTCAAACCCGAGGTCAGACGGTCGGCGCATAGCACGCGCCCAGGAGCATACCCAGCGCCAGAATGGCAATTCGGCGTGTCCCTTCAGGCGCCACTTGATGACCTCGCCACCGATGCGTCCCTGGGCGCTGTTGTTCATGTCGTTCTTGAAAAAACGATTGAGCATGTCCATGTGGCCAAGGTAGCCCAGGGCTTCGCTTGAGGTGCCCAACTCCGTGAAGTCATTTGGCGCGGCCGTGGCCGTCGCCAGCAGGCGATAGGGCAGCTTGCGAGCAAAGGCCGTGATAGCGCCGCGCGTTGCGCCGCTGTAGCTCTTGAGAATGCTGCTCTCGTCGCACGCCACTCCGACAAACTGCGTCGCGTCGAATAGGTGCAACTTCTCGTAGTTCGTAATCGTGATGCCAGCGTGTGGCACGCCGTTGCGCGACACCTTGGCCTCAATGCCGAACTTCTCCGCGTCCTTGGCAATCTGGTGCGTCACGGCCAGCGGGGTCAGCAGCAGCACGCGCCCGCCAGTGCGCTGCACCACGTTGTCAGCCCATACCAGTTCAATGGCGGTCTTACCTAGTCCGCAGTCGGCGAATACTGCCGCCCGGCCCTTGAGCAAAGCCCACTCCACCAGATCGGCCTGAAAGTCAAACAACCACGACGGCATACTCACCGGGGCAAATCCGTGATTGCCGTCTAGTTGGGTTTTGCGGTCCAAGAACTGCGCGTAACTCATAGTGGTGTCGTCCTTTGGGGTCAGGTATTTGGTAGGCCGAGTTCGTCGGCGGCGTGTTGCTCGATGCGGGTCATGTAGTCGGAGAACTCGGCCACGCTGAGCGTCGTTGTCGAGATGCCGGCACGGCGGCCGTCCGGCGTTTCCTCGTAGCCGATGAACAGGCCCTTGAAGTATTCGTGCCATGCGTCGGCGCTGTACTGCTTGCCGTTCACCCAGGCCAGCTCAGCGATCTCGTTCAAGATCGCCCAGTAGCGCTTGTTCTGCTCCAGCGTCCGCTTCGACTTGTGCTCGGCCACCGTCACTGACAGCGGGCGGCCGGTGCCGGCCAGCGCGCGCCAGTTGGACTTCAGAAAAGCCCAGAGATGGCGAGCGTTGGGCTCGTCGCGGAGAACAAAGGTGCGGAACAGCATCGCTAGTCGTCAGATTTCGAGCTTGATCGGCTTGACGCTGGTGCCGCTCAGCTCGAACTGCATGGAAGAGAGAATGGCCTTCTCGTAGGCGGCCAGACGCTTGGGTTTCACTGCTTGCTTGCGGATCATGTGTTTCTCCAATCTAGAAGGGTACGTCGTCGTCCATGTCGTCGAAGCCGGTGCCGGTCTTCGGCGGTGGCGCCCGGCCGGTCTTGGCCGCCGCGTAGGCGTTTTGCGCAGGCGCCGGCGCGGGTGAGGGCGCGCGGCGCTGTTGCTGCGGCTGGGCGCCACCACCGTCGCCCTGGCCCTCGCGCCCGCCGAGCATCTGCATCTGCTCGACGACGATCTCGGTCGTGTACTTGTCGGTGCCGTCCTTGTCCTGCCACTTGCGCGTTTTCAGGCGGCCCTCGAAGTAGGCGAGTGAGCCCTTCTTGAGGTACTCGCCCATGATTTCGGCGAGGCGGTCGTAGGCCACTAGGCGGTGCCATTCGGTCTCTTCGACTTTCTCGCCGCTCTGCTTGTCCTTCCAGTTGCGCGAGGTGGCGGCCGAGAGGTTCGCCACGGATGTTCCGGCCGGCAGGTATCGGATCTCGGGATCACGGCCGAGGCGCGCGATCAGAATCACCTTGTTGAGGCTGCTCATGGCTTCTCCCGCTGCTGCGCTTCGGCTTCGGCGGGCGGCTTGATCCAGCAGCCGCCGTGCAGGTTCTTCGGCTTGGTCTTCGCTGTCACCTTGGCTTGCGACGGCCAGTTGGCGACGCGGATGCGAAGGCCCGCGAAGCAGGCCCAGCCCTCTCCAGCCGCGACGCTCCCGCCAGCCGTGATGCCCCATCCGGCCTCGATGCTCCCGCCAGCCGCGACGCCCCAGCCAGCCTCGATGCCCTCGCCGGCCTTGATGCTCCCTCCAGCCGCGATGCCAAAGCCGGCCTCGATGCTCCCGCCAGCCGCGATGATCTCGCCGGCCTTGATGCCCTCTCCGGCCTTGATGATCTCGCCGGCCTTGATGCCCTCTCCGGCCTTGATGACCTCGCCGGCCTTGATGCTCCCTCCAGCCGCGATGCCAAAGCCGGCCTCGATGCTCCCGCCAGCCGCGATGCCATCGCCGGCCTCGATGCTCCCGCCAGCCGCGATGCCATCGCCGGCCTCGATGCTCCCGCCAGCCGCGATGCCATCGCCAGCCGTGATGCCAAAGCCGGCCTCGATGCTCCCGCCAGCCGCGATGACCTCGCCAGCCGTGATGCTCAAGCCAGCCGCGATGATCTCGCCGGCCTTGATGACCTCTCCGGCCGTGATGCCCAAGCCAGCCGTGATGACCTCGCCAGCCTCGATGCCCTCGCCGGCGCGCAGCGCGCCGCCAAGCTCCGCGCTGAACTTCACCACGACGGAGCCGGCGAAGAAGAGGTGCTTCGTGTTGGCGATGGCTTCGACCTCCAGCACCGCTGTGGTGTCGGCGCCGGCATGGTCCATCAGCCAGTGCGCATCGCTGGGCCGGTCATCTGCCGCCATCGCATCCAGCACCGTCTGATATTCGGCCTCGCCACTCTCGAACCGGCGCAAGAACCACTCGTAGCCGTCGCGGCATGCGCCCCAGGCGCGCAACTGCGCCTTGGTGATCTTCATGCTCATGCGACCTCCGCGAAGGTCATGCGCTTAAAGATGGCGCGCGTGCGGCGCACGTCGCCGCAGCAGTAGTCGGCGACCTCGGAGATCCGGCCATCCCGGACCATCGGCCATACCTTCGATCCGTCCATGTCGTCCTTGCCGTCGATGCCGAAGATGCGGCACAGACGATCCATGCTGATGCGGTCTTTCACGCCCGACCATGCGGTCATCGTGTCGAACGCCTGATCGCTCCATGGCTTCGGGTCGCGCGGGAAACGGAAGGGCGGCCTGACGCCCAGCACCATCGCGCGCTGCCACAGGAAGCGGATGTCGAATCCGATCACGTTGTGGCCGATGAAGCGCGGGCCAGTGCCAGCGTCGAGCACGGCGCAGAAGAAGTCCTGCATCACCTTGCGCTCGGCAGCGATGGACAGGTCATCGACCGCGTAGCTGATCGGATCGGAGTCGTCGAGCGCGAAGGCGATCACGCAGACCTGGCCGAGGCCGCCGTCGAAGGAGGTGTTCAGCCACTGGCGCTCTGCCTCTGCCTCACGGTTCTCGCGCAGCCATTCAGCGATGCTGTCGGCCTTTTTGTACTGGGCCGGCGCGGTCACTGCCGCCTTGAACTCGTCAAGGATTCCGGGGATCTGGCTCGGGATTGTCTCGATGTCGAAGTAAAGGTTCTTCACGCGGGTTCTCCTTGATAGGTGCCGGCCGCGTCAACGTTCGCCGGCTCGTCGGCCGGGGTGTCGTCGGCATTGCCGTCGGGGTCGTTGCGGGCGGCGGCAGCCTTGAGCGCGGCGCCCTCGGACTTCCATAGGGCAGCGAAGCCGGTCTGAGTCTTGAGCCGGTTGTAGGCAGCGACCAGCGCGTCGGTTCCGCTCTTGGTCGCCTGCTGCAGCTCGGCCAGTATTCCGGCCGTCGCCTCGGCGCCGGTCTCCAGCCAGGCCAGCAGCGTGCGGCCGGTGTCCTCGCTGATCGGCTTCGGGTCGCCCAGGAATAGGCCCGTGCGATCCTTGCTGGCGATGGCGAAATGGCCATCGTGAACAATGTCCAGCACGGTTGTCATCTCGTATTCAAATCCGTCGCGCTGCTCGGCCTTCATGCCCAGCTTCACGACCTTCTTGCGGCCGTTCTCTTCGGTCTGCGTCGTCTCTGTCTTGCTGCGCATCGTGGCGATGACGTGCATGCGGGATCGCAGCAGCGCATCGAGGAACGCGCGGTGGCGCGGCGTGATGTCGTTCCAGGCTGACCAGCTATTGCCCTTGTATCTGGCGCGTGCCACCTCATCGACCAGCTCTAGGCAGCCGCCGACGCCCGTCCATTCGTGCGTCACGCTGTCGAGGATCAGCACGTCGTAGCCGGCCGCTTCAGCCGCATCGACGGCCTCGATGAAGCGCTCGGGCGAGTAGGGCGGCGCCAGTTCGAGTACGTCGAACTCCGCCAGGTGCGAGTACAGGCTCGCCGAGCCCTTCTCGGTGTCGATCACGGCGACCTTGCCGCCGATGCCCTTGGCAATCAGCAGCGCGCCGTGTGTCTTGCCCGATCCGCTCGGGCCTGTCAGCGCGAGGCGAAGCCTGGCCTTCTTCCTCACTGCCTTCTCGAATTTCATAGTGTTTCTCCTTGGGATGTTTCGTGGTCTGGGTTCTCGTCGCCGGGCCGGCATCCGTCATGGGCCGGAGCCGAAGATCCAGCGCAGCAGCGCGCGCCAGAACCTGTTCCGTTTGGAGTACGGACCCTCAATCACGCCCGGCGCGAACGCTGGGCATTGGCGGCCTTGCGAACAGCGACCGTCGCAGCAGAAGCGCTTCATGGCTCAGTCCCCGCAGTAGCGGCCAACGGGACGCGCCCAGCGCTCGACGGACTCGTCGATGGCGATCGGGTCGTAGTCAACCCAGGGCTGCATCTCGGCCTGGCTCTTGTCGGCGGCGCGGGCCTTTCGCCACATGACGAAGGCGCGGTACTGCGGCTTGTAGCGGTCGCGCACGTCGGCGCGCATGTTTTCAAAGCGGGTGGCCGGGAATACGTCCGAGCGGAGCAGCTCGGCGCCATGCGGCAGCAGCGCTTCCGGCTGCGGCGCGTCTGCCGCCGTCGATTGCAGGATGGTCGTGCTGGTCTCGGTGCAGCCGCTGGCCGTGAGGTAGGTAAGCTTGATGACCCAGGGCCAAAGGGTGCATCGTTCGGTGATCGCGGCCGTGTTGGCCGGGTTCATCGCTTCGGCCATGGCGGCCATCGCATGGGTGTTGTGCCGGGAGGGCATCTCGGTTCGCATGTTTCGATCCTTCTCTGTCGTCGTTGTTGAAAGCATCTACAGGCGAAGATTACAAACAACGCTTTAACCTTGTCAAGCGTTTATTGTGGCAAAGGGCAAAAAAAAGCTCGCCGAGGCGGGCCGGGCGAGGCGTAAGGCGTCCTTGCAACTGTCGCCGCAACAAAGGCTTGACTCTGATCGGCTCTTGATACAAGATGCGATTGTATCCACGATCAGAGACCAGACCATGACCACATCCATCAAGAAGGCGGTACTCGCCGCAGGAAGCCAGTCGGCCCTTGCCAGGGCCGTCAATGTCACTCCTCAGGCTGTGCATCAGTGGGTCGAATACGGCCGCGTGTCGCACAAGAAAGTCATCGACGTTGAGCGCGCGACCGGAGTGCCACGGCAGGAACTTCGTCCCGACCTTTACCCCGACGCGCCGGCCAAACAGGCCGCGTAGGCGCTGCCGTGCTGGTCGATGCGTTGAATGGGCGCGGCGTCGTGAGCCAGGCCGCGTTCGACTTTGA